CTTTTTGTTTATTCTTTTTGTTTATTCTTTTTGTTTATTCTTTTTGTTTATTCTTTTTGTTTATTCTTTTTGTTTATCTAATATTTTTAATTTTTTAGGGGGTAGGGTAGTATCATAAAAAGTTAAAATCTTAATCTATGGCGCTCTCAGAGCGTTTATTTAGAACTAAAAACATCTAAAATACTATTTTTTAAATAAATCTAATTTAAAGACTATTTTTTTAAACTTGTATTTTTAAATATATTTAGCATTTTTAGGGCATATCCTGGACAAGAACAAAACAAGAACGTCCAGGAAGCTCATTTTTTTGCTTAAATTAACCCTATAAAATAAAAGTATTTTAAGGCTTGTTATTCTTAAAAAAATCTTTATATAAATAATGTGCCTTTACGAATAGTCAAAAAAAGATTAACGGCTATATAGTGGTTTAAGGACTTGAGACAGCGTGAAAAAACGCTTTTTATGTCAAAAGCATAAATTTAAAAACTCAAAAGCAATAAATAGAATATTGGCTTAAATGAAAATTAAACGCTTATTATGTTTAATGATTAGTTTTAAATTTCTATTTTCAATATGCTTAAAAATTTAAGGGTTTAAATGAGTAGTCTTTATATTTAACTTAATAATGAGGTTAATTATGAGTAAAAAAGACAATTCACAATTAAAGACAATATCTTTTGAAACTATTTCAAAGGCTGTTAATAATTGCTGTAAAACAAGTCAGGATAATGAAACCTTGTTTAATAATTCTAGAACTCAAAAAATAGAATTTATGAGGACTGATTATAAAACAAGTAATGAAACTAACAATTATTTTCAAGGTTATAGGGTAAGACTTTTTAAATTAATTGGGGGTTTTAAAAATAGCAATAAAACATTTAAACAAGTGCTGTCAGTTTTTGAGGTTAAGGCTGAAAATTGGCAAAAATTTAAAACTATGTTCATAAATGATTTAGTTAAATTAGAAACTAAATATTATTTTATAGATGATAGTATAATAAGAGGTAATTAATATGATGATTGTAAACTATAAAAGCAAAAAAGAACTTGCAACTAAGTTAGGTCAAAAATTAGACTACACTGAAACTAGTCTTTTTGGTCCTGAGTATAAAGCTAACGGAAAATTCTCAGCTTGTAATAGACCTACTATAAATACGGTTTTAATTAATCGAGGTATATTAAAAGCAAGAGAATTTTTTACGACAATAACTATGGAAAATGATTTGATTAAAAAAGTTGAATAATGTTAGAACTTTTTTTAACAATTCCAATAGAACTAAAAATTATAATTTTAGGTTCTATAATTAGTTATTTTGTCATTTTAAAATAAACTAAAATATTGAGACTACTCTTTTAAACCCTTAAATATTTTCTACTATGAGAACACTTTCATTTAATAAACTATAAATGAGGTTAATAAATGCTTAACAATTATCAACCATTTACAAAAAGCAAAAAACTATTAAATATTGATAAAAATGCAAAAACTGTTAAGGGTCAAAAATATGGATATTTAACAGCTATTTTATATTTAGCGTCATCAAATTTAAGTGGTTTTAATATATGTCCTCAAGCTAGTAAGGGCTGTCAAAAAAGTTGCCTAGTTTCTAGTGGTCACGGTGCATTTAAAAATGTGCTGTTAGGGCGTATAAATAAAACAAGGTGGTATATTCAAGAGCGTAAAACTTTTTTAATGCAATTGAAAAAAGAAATTATTCAATTTATTAAATTGGCTGAGCGTAAAAAATTAACGCCTTGTATTAGGTTGAATGGGACTAGTGATATAAGTTTTGAAAATACAACTATTTTTAGTGATTTTCCTAATGTGCAATTTTATGATTATACAAAAATTTATAAAAGAGCCGTTAAATATATCAAGGGTCAATTACCTTCAAATTATCACTTAACATACAGCCTAAATGAGGATAATAAAAAACAAGCATTTAACATTTTAAAATTAGGGGGTAATATTTCAGCCGTTTTTAGAAAATATATTCCTAATAATTTTAAAGGGTTTAAGGTTGTAAACGCTGACAACAGCGATTTAAGATTTAAAGACCCTGAAAATGTTATATGTGGTTTAAAAGCTAAGGGCAAAGCTATAAAAGATTTTTCAGGCTTTGTTTTAGATACAATTGAAAGTGAGGTTAATTATGCAAAATGAAAAACTATATAATTTTTACAATTCGCAAAGTTTAAAAAGACTAGGTAAAAAAAGTCTACAAGCTTTTTTAGGTTCTAGATTTTTTAAAATTGGATATGTAAAACAAAATGGCAAAGCAACTGAGCATATAGGGCGTTTAAATGCTACTAAAAAGCTTGAAGGTTCAAAATTTAAAAGCGTTGGTGCTTTTAATTTCAATTTTTGGTCTATGACGGCTGATAATTTTAGAACTTTTAACATTGCCAATATCATCTACATAAAAGCTAATAAGTATTTAATTACTAAATTTTATAATAATGAAAGTAATGAATATACTTTTTGTTTTAGTGAATTTGATAAAAAATAAATAATAATAATTAAATTGAAAGTGTTCTCATAGTGGAAAATGAAAATCTAGTTAACTTATTATGGATATACTAGTATGAATTTTTTACTAACTTAGGCTGTAAGAGTATATATAAACCTTCGAGGATAAGAGGGGCTAAAGCTTACAGCCTATTTTATAAATTAACCTCTAGAAGAGAGGGGCGAGGGGCGACTAGTTCGCCCTTTGCCTTCTTTTTAGAGGGGCGATTTAAAATAAATAAACCTTAAATAATAGAGGGGCGAATATGAAAGTGCTATCATTATTTGACGGTATGAGTTGTGGACAATTAGCGTTACAACGAATAGGGGCGAATGTTGATTCTTATTATGCAAGTGAAATTGATAAGTATGCAATTCAAATTGCTAAAAAGAATTTCCCAAATACAATTCATTTGGGTGATGTTCGTAATATTAAAGACATAACTTTTCCAAGTAGTGAAAAACCGTGGATTGATTTATTAATCGGTGGTTCACCTTGTCAAGGTTTTAGTTTTGCAGGTAAGCATTTAAATTTTGAAGACCCAAGAAGTAAATTATTTTTTGAGTTTGTAAGAATTTTAAAACTTACTACACCTAAATATTTTCTTTTAGAAAATGTTGTAATGGCTAAATCAAGTCAACAAGTCATTAGTCAATACTTAGGTGTTGAACCTATTGAGATTAATTCTTCTTTAGTTTCGGCACAGCATAGAAAAAGACTATATTGGACAAATATACCTTTTGAAATGCCTGATGATAAAAAGATTTATCTGAAGGACATTTTAGAAAATGGTTTAGCGTCTGATAAGATGACGAAGGACGGAAAAGCTTATTGCTTAACGGCTCGTTATCAAGGTGCTGTTTGGTGGAACAGCATAGCAAGAAAACAACGGACTATGGTTAGAATTGATAAACCAATTTCTAAATACGGTTTACAGCAAGTAGGCGTTGCAGATTTGAACGGACACGATTTATTAAAACGTGTTTATTCAAGTGAGGGTAAGTCACCAACTCTCAATGCTCATGGTGGTGGTAATACTGAACCAAAAATAGGTGAAAAGAATTTTTGGAGAAAGTTAACACCTCTAGAATGTGAACGATTACAAACAGTTGACGATAATTACACTCAAGGCGTATCTAATACACAAAGATACAAAATGATTGGTAACGGTTGGACGATTGATGTAGTTACTAACATACTTAAAAACATAACAAAGGAGTACGCATGACTTTTGAAAAACTATCAAAAGAAATACAAACTCTTAACGCTGATGTTCAAAAATTAACTGAAAAGCAATTGCAGTTAGTTATTAAATTTGCAGAGGTTAAGAGAACTCATAATGATAATAAAGATAATGTTGTGGGTTTAAATGAATATCAACAACGGATAAATAAAAATCCCGTTGGTGGTGGTTGGTATCACTTTTATGGTGTTCCTAAAAATGAAGAGGGTAAACTTTTTATTTCATTGATTGATAAATACTTGAATAGGAATGTTTACGGCTATAGAGCAAGAGGACGAGGTAACGGTTCTTATTCTCATTCATTACCAAGCGACCAAGCTGATAGCTTTGTTGTTTACCTAGATGAAAAAAAGAAAATATAAAAATTAGGGGGTAGTCAAGGTAAGGGCTACCCTCTAAAAGGCTCTGTGCGTTGAGATATGAGCCTTTATTTAAACAGTTTTGCCTGGAATTGACCTAATTTTACGATTTCTCTATTTATAGCTATTTATAGAGGGGCGACTTTTAGGGGTGATTGCAGCTCAAAGAATAGGGGCGATTTAATTAGTACCCCTATTAGAACCAAGGGGGCTATAAGTCCCTCTAAGTATAACAAGGAGTAACCCCATGATAAACTCAAAGAACTCTTTAACTATACCCTTCGTAAGATTGAGAGAACAACTTGACCTTGAAAAGGATATGCGTGAAAGAGGTATTAATCGTTTTAGAAGACGACTAACAGACCATAAACAAAGGGGCGAGGAAAGTTTTACAAATTATGGTAAGACTTTATTAGCCAATTCTATAAGACCTTTAGCTGAAAGCATACAAAAGTATACTGAAGAAGGTAAGGGTGAAAAAGGCGTTCAGCCTATAGCAAGAAGATTATTAGCAAATCTTGAGCCTGACATTACGGCTCTTATTACTGCTAAGTCTATAATCAATTCAATAACAATCTCAAGGAAGCTCACAAGTTCAGCGATAAATGTCGCAAGTAAAATTGAAGATGAAATTTCATTGAGGTCTTTTGAAGAGGGGCGACCTGAACATTATGGAATAGTAAAAGCTGACCTGGACAAAAGGTCTTTTGGCTATCAATATAAAAGACGAAAGCTAAGAGAATCAGCACAAAAAAATAATTTGGAATGGCAGCTATGGACACGAAGTGAAAAAGTTCATGTTGGATATAAGTTAATTGAACTTATGTGTCTAGCAACAGGACTTTGTGATGTGCAGCAAGTCTTTACAAATAAAAGAAGAGAAAAGAAATTAATCCCTACTAAGAAAACTTTGGAATGGATTAATAATAGAAATGATTTTCTTGAAGTGTTAGCACCTGAATATTTTCCTACAATAGTTCCACCTAGAAGATGGGAACAAGGAAAAGCAATTGGTGGTGGCTATTACTCAAGACATATCAAACCTTTAAGCTTAATTAAGTATCGTAAAAGAGAAAACCTAAATGAACTTGAAGGTGTCGAAATGCCAATAGTATATAAATCTATAAATGCTCAACAAGATACACCTTATATAATTAATAAGTTTGTCTTTAATGTTTTGAAAAAAGCGTGGGACAAAAATATTAGTGTAGGGGGTCTTCCAAAAGCTGAACTTGAGGAACTTCCAAGTAAACCTCACGACATAGATACTAATAAGGAGTCAAGAAAACTATACAGACAAAAAGCTGTCATTATACATACTGAAAATGCAAGGTTAAAATCTAAAAGATTATTATTTGCTAAAGTATTATGGATAGCTGAAATGTTTCTTGATAGACCTTTTTACCATGCTCATACTTTAGACTTTAGGTCTAGATGTTATCAGGTGACTAACTATTTAAATGGACAAGGTGTTGACTTTGCGAAAGCTTTGCATTTATTTGGGACAGGTAAAAAAATAACGGAAGAAAACAAAGGCGACTATTGGTTAGCTGTAACAGGTGCAGCTCTTTACGGATTAGATAAAGTTACTCGAAAAGAACAAGTAGAATTTATTGAGGAAAATTTTAATCTGTTTAAAGGGATTGCAGAAGACCCATTTACAAATAGAGAATGGGAAAAAGCTGATAAGCCTTTTCAATTTCTTGCGTGGTGTAACGAATGGATTTCGTTTAAGGCTGTAGGTTATGGATATATAAGTAATTTTATTTGTAACCAGGACGGTTCTTGTAATGGAATACAACACTATTCAGGAATATTAAAACACACACCTTCAGCAAAAGCTGTGAACTTAGCGAACTCTGAAAAACCAGAAGATGTTTATACAGTTGTTAAAGATAAAGTTATTGAAAATTTAAAAACAATAACTGACAATGACTTAGCACAACTTTGGTTACAATTTGGAGTCAAAAGGTCAACAGTTAAAAGGGCTATAATGACTAGTCCTTATGGTTCTACAAGATATTCTTGTAGTGACTTTGTTGATGAAGATATAACAAAACGAAAAGACCAGGGGGAACAACACCCTTTCGGTAATTTGGTTTTTCCTGCGTGTACTTTTTTAGCAGGAGTCATTTGGGATAGTATGGGCGAAGTTTTATCTTCGGCAAGATTAGGAATGTCCTTCTTACAACAATGTGCTAGAGTTTTAGCAAAATCAGGACACCCTATTCGTTGGATTAATCCTGTAGGATTTCCGGTAATTCAAGATTATCCTGAATTTAAATCCATGAGAGTTAAGACTCGATTATTCGGTGAAGTGATTAAACCTAGAATAAATGTAGAGACTGAAAAGTTTTCTGTTTTGAAAGCTTCGAATGGTCTACCCCCAAATTTTATTCACTCACAGGACTCATCACACATGATGTTAGTTGTTAGTGAAGCGTATGATAAAGGGGTTTCGCATTTTTGCAATGTGCATGATAGTTTTGGGACACTTGCAGCGGATAGTCAAATTCTAGCTGACACAATTAGAACAACATTTGTAAAAATGTATAGTAATGGTTGTCCTCTAGAAAGTTTTAAAACATCAATACAACCTATATTAACCAAAAAACAGATAGAAAAATTACCTACTGTGCCACAAAAAGGTGACTTCAATATTGAGGAAGTTATGCACAGTGAGTTCTTTTTCGCCTAATAGTACCCCTATTAGAACCAACGGAGTTAAACTATGAATAAAGAAGAATGGTTTGAACATTGTCGGTTCATACCTCTAGACCAAGCAGTAAGATATGTGGAAAAGGGGTATATAATCGAAGACTCAAACAACAATGAGGAAATAAATAATGAAGAACAAGAATGTTAAGATAATTACACCTAGTGGAATTGCTCAATATCCGTGGCTTACAACTGCTGATACTAAGTTTTCTGAAACAGGTGAATTTAAAACAAATCTTATCTTGAGTAAGAAAGACGCTTTATCTGTTAGTCAAATAATAGACAAAGCGTATTCTGATAGCATTACTTTTGCAAAAGAGAAAGCTAAAGGTAAGAAAATAAAAGAAGCAGATAAGCCCTACTTTGATGAAGTAACAGAAGACGGTAAACCTACTGGAAATGTTATTTTCAAATTTAAATGTAAGGCTAAAGTCACTACTAAAAACGGTGATACATTTGATAACAAACCTGCAATATTTGATTCAGAAGGGAAACCTATAAAGAATGTAAATGTGTGGGGTGGTAGTCAGATTAAAGTTAGTGCTGAACTGATTCCGTACTACACACAAATGGTTGGTGCAGGAATAAGTATGAGACTTAGAGCTGCACAAGTTATTGAACTTGTAGAAGGTGGCAGCAACTCGGAAGGTTACGGATTTAAGAAAGAACAAGGTTATGTTCATGCAGAATCCAAATCTGAGGAGTTGAAAAATGAAACAACGAAAGAAGTTTCCACCGAAGACGACTTCTAATTATCGTTCAGGATTAGAAGAGCAGATTGTCCAACAACTAAAAAGGTTAAAAATTAGTTTTGGATATGAAAGCGAAAAAATACCGTATATTAAACCAGAAAAATTACATAAGTATACGCCTGATTTTATTTTACATAAAAAGGTGGGTACAGCTATGTATATCGAAAGCAAAGGACGCTTTTTAACGGCTGACAAACAAAAACATATTTTGTTACGAAAGCAATATCCTGAATTGGATTTAAGGTTTGTCTTTAGCAATTCGAAAACTCGTATATCTAAAAAGTCTAGAACAACATACGCAATGTGGTGTCAAAAGCACGGCTTTAAGTATGCTGATAAGTTTATACCAGAAAATTGGATTAAGGAACTTTGGACTAGTAATAAAAAACCTACGTTCATAAAATCATGGACTTAATTAGAAAGGGTTTTTATGGGTAACTAATATATTTTACTAGTCCTCTACATAGTTAGGGGACTAGCTACATTTTTAATCAAAAAATTTATGAAGGAATTAACACATGAGTAAAAGCGAATTTTTAAATCATGCACCTTGTTCCGAATGTGGCTCAAAAGATAACGTGGCTGTTTATAGTGACGGACACGGACATTGTTTTGGGTGTGGTGCATACTTTCATAACTATCAGAATGAAGAGAAACCATTGACAAAAATAAATACAAATTTAATTAAAGGTGAAAACAAACCTTTAGTAAAAAGAAAAATAAACCAGGAAACAGTAAACAAATTTAATTACCAAATTGGTAAACATAAAGGTAAGACTGTACAAATTGCAAACTACTATGATAATCATAGAAATTTAGTTGCACAAAAATTAAGATACCCTGACAAAACTTTTCAATGGATAGGTGACAGTAAGAAAGCAACATTATTCGGACAGAATTTATGGCGTGATGGGGGCAAACTTGTTTCTATTACAGAGGGTGAAGTAGACGCTATGTCACTTTCTTCCATACAGAATAATAAATGGGCTGTATGTAGTGTAAAAACAGGAAGTGCAGGGGCAAAAAGAGATTTACAACAACAAATAGAATGGCTAGAAAAATTTGAAACTATTGTATTAATGTTTGATAATGATGAACCTGGAAATACAGCAGCTCTAGAATGTGCGAAATTATTTTCGCCTGGAAAAGTTAAAATTTCACAACTACCATTAAAAGACGCTAACGAAATGTTAGTGAATGGAAGAGTACAAGAATTAATAGATTGTATGTGGGGTGGAAAATCTTATAGACCTGATGGAATTATTGCAGGTACAGATATATTTGAAACATTAATTAAAGAAGACAACAGAAAATGTATACCTTATCCTTTTGAATGTTTGAATACTAAAACATTGGGAATGCGAAGAGGTGAATTAGTAACAATAACAAGTGGAACAGGACAAGGTAAGTCACAATTATGTAGACACATAGCACATCAATTAATTTCTAAAGGTGAATGTGTTGGTTATCTTGCACTAGAAGAAAGTGTAAAGAGAACAGCATTAGGTGTGATGTCAATTGATTTAAAGAAACCATTACATTTAACGAAAGAAGGAATTAATAAAGATGACTTTAGAAATAGTTTTAATCGAACAGTGGGTAGTGGCTCTATGTATCTATTCGACCATTTCGGTAGTACCGAGTCTGAAAATTTATTATCCAAGATTCGTTACCTTGTTAAGGGTCTTGGTGTACGGTGGGTTATTCTTGACCATCTTTCTATTATTATTAGTGGATTAGAAACGCATGATGAAAGAAGATTAATTGATATGACTATGACTAGACTTAGAAGTTTAGTTGAAGGAACAGGTATTGGATTAATTTTAGTTTCACATTTAAGAAGACCAGACGGCAACAGAGGATATGAAGACGGATTACAAACTTCATTGAATGCTTTACGTGGCTCTCATGCAATCAGTCAATTAAGCGACCAAGTAATTTCACTAGAGAGAAATCAAAATGATGAAGAGAATAAAAACTATACGACAGTCCGTGTGTTGAAGAATAGACATACAGGAAATACAGGAAAATGTGGAACATTATATTTTGATGAAGACACTTCTTGTTTTGTAGAAACAAAAGGAACAAATGATTTTTAATATGGATAGTAGAAAAAGATGGCATGATGACGATAGTTGGTATTTAATTGGTGAAATATCAGGTGCTATTAAAGTGGCTAAAAAAAATCCTTTAGATGATGTTATACTTCTTTTACCGTCAGCTAAATATAAATTTCATGCTGAGATTATTTTACGAGAAATGTCCCCCTTTGAGGAAGCCGCATTTAGAATACAGGCACAGGTAGCCACAGTACATTAATGTTTAAAAAAATACTTTGGTTCTTTTTTATTTGTTCCCTAATTACACTTTTGTTTTCGTGTACAACAAATAAAAATGGAGAAAAAAATTCTAACTTTCTTTTGAAATTAGGAAGAAGTATAATTACAAACACTATGGATTTAAATTAATATGAAAGAATATAATGGAAGAAAAAAATTTTACAAAAAATGATATTCCTTTTTTTAAAGATGAATTAAAAACAGCCGAGAAAG